ATTGCCGTCCCAATCCTGATAAGAAGATTCTATGGCACCCGTAGAGACATTCCTATTATAAGAAGCTATTCCATCTAAGGATTCATCCCTTGTAACATAATTGGAAGGAACTGCTATTAGTTTACCTTTACAAAGATATGATCTTACAGGAGTATCAGGAAAATTCTTGGAGCTTACTCTAACTTGAGCATAAGAAGTCCATGGGTAGCTAAACTGTTCTCTAATTATACAAGTAGAGTTTTGTAGCGTAGATTGAAGTTGCGCATTGTACCCCGCTCTGTCGTACCCTCCATCTGCCCTAATCGATCTATCATCTTTGGTTACTTTAGTTATCTTTAAACGAAAATTCTTAAAAGGCTTGTACTTTTCAAGGCTAAAAATTTCCGTAGTAAAAGTAAGAGCTCGTTGGTTTCCTTTATGTATAATATACCCGTCACCATCAACCATATTGATTGGGCTTTCAAAACCGTTTCCTCTATCAAGCTCTATCTGTGCTAAGTATGCTTGTACTCCTGCACTTAATTCTCCTGTATCCTCTTTAACAACAACTAGACTTGGGTATGTGAAACCTAATCGGATCTCATTAACTTGAGGAGCGCTCGCATTCGATAAGCCAAGAGAGGCCGCAGTCTTAATTATAGTAGTACCCAGCTCTCTATTAGGCCATGTTGTAGAAAAGTGATTATTATCTACATTGAAAGGCTCATTGATAGTAGTAGTTATAGAAGTTGACCCAGAACCTCCGTAAGGATCATCTATAGGTTCTTGTATAGGTAACCCCGTTCTAAATTGATATGTAAATTGAGCATACTTACTACTTTCATCTATAAAAGTAGTAGTGGCTAAATCTTGAACAAAATTTAGAGAACCTATATTGCACTTATATATGCCATTTAAAGTAGTTGTACTCTCAAGCTGTACCCTAGAGTTATTAGAATCTATATTTTGTATATTGCTAATTGCAAGGCTATAATCAATTATTACTTTATAAGCTGTAGAGGCATCGGAAGTGTCTACAAATTTAGGGCTGAGGTTTATAGCAATAGGAGTTGCAATAGCTACAGTATCAGAAACAACACTTGTAATGTATCCTTCAAAGTAAAGAAGCCCCTCTCTTTCTAATCTAACTATAGGCTGATTTGGGCCTCTTTGAATAGACCCATTTGGACTTACTACACTGTCTTTTAGATATTCCCCAGAAAAAAATGAGGTAGGAACTGTTATTTGTATTTCATCAAATTCTGTAGTATCTGTTTTTACTGCAGAACCTGACTGAATAAAATCAAATTCTACTACTCTTAGATACCTACTGTCTTGTGCTCCCAAACTACGGCTAGGAATTACTAAAGTGCCTGGATGGTCTACGGTAACCTGAGAAGTACCATTAAATGTAAAAGTAGCACTGGTTTGAGCCAAAGGTAATTTAGCGTAGCTGGCGTCTACCGCAGTATCTTGGTTCAAATAAATGGAGCTAGCACCCCTTTCCAGCCCAAAGATAGGACCTTCGCAAATAATATCCGTTATAGCTAGTATTTGCTCTTTAGAAGTTACGGAAGCTGCTAGATCAGTTATTCCTTGTGTAGTTAAATTTGTTATAGCTGGCATTTTAGTTTCCTTAGTTTATTCTTCTACCATCCAGAATTTCAAGTTCCCATCCTGTTGTAGTATCTACTTTTGTCCCTTCTTTATTTATTGAGTACTCTCCAGAGGCGTCTATCATATTACCATTACTATCCGTAATATTTGCACTGTTAGTAGAAGTTGAATATACAGCTACAGATATTGGTTGTCCCGGAACCCTTAGTTTACCATATAGTATAGGAACAGGGTCTCCCTCTATTACAAGAGAAGCATCTCCATTATATAAATATGCTTCTTTTTCTTCATCATCTTCTGAAGGGTCGGGAGCTAAGAGCTGCTGTATTCCTGCCAATGCTAGATTAGTACCTATTCCTGTTAAAGTACTTCCTAATAGTTTCATACCCTGTGAGGCGCCCGCGGCATTTCCTGTTGCAACACCAGCAACTACTAGTACGGCTGCTAATAATATTTTACCTATTCCTTTCTTTGCGGAGCCAGCAGGTATAATTGTTAAATTAACATCCCCTGAAGATATAGGAAGCTTTAAGTCTTTTTCTTTAATAGATACTCCGGCAGTTCTTATATCTATGCCAACACCTTGCTGATAAGACTCTAGTAGAAATTTCTTGAATCCTGGACGATTACAGTCTATACAATTTATAATATCTGCATATTTTGTTGCATTCATATAAAAGCTTTCGCCAAATTTATCTTTAAGAATTCCGTGTAAATATACTGTACGATGCATAGTTTTCTCTATTCTGGCTCTAATATGTGCATTTCCATGCTTGGGTAAGAAAAAATGTAGTACGGAATTTGTACCGCATTACACTGAATTATATCGTATTCACTAGGATTACAACTAATATTTACATGACTATGAACAATTCCGACTATTTCTTTAGTGTAGTAAATATTTAAATATTCCCCTGTATCCATTACAAAGTCTTGTGCGTCTTTTGCTATATTAGTTATAGGAAAGTACTTTATTGTACCAGAGCTATTAACTATTACTCCACAAGCCTCTCTAGGCACACTGTTCTTAAAATGGTTTTCTATGTCTTTTATAGGTAGCTCTAATATCATCTGAACTTTTCGCTTCCGGGAAATGCTCCGAAAGGTAAAACTTTAGAAGTATTTTTCTCTATTGAAGCAAAAGAACTTGTGCTATCTGGAACAAATTGAAATCTTGACTTACAAGAAGTTAAAAGCTTGCCGCATACATCACCTCTAACCCATAATCTGGAAGAGTTAGAAGGCTCTTCGTTCGTATTTGAACTAGCTTTTTTCCATATAGTGTCATTATACTCTACATAAGAGCTATTTTCTGGTGTACTGTTAGTATATGTATAAGAGCCTGAAAGACTCCATACCGTATATGGTCTAATAGTAGTCCAGTTAAGGCTAGAATAAGAAGGCTCTGAGTTTAAATTATTATAGTTGCACCTCCAGTATAAGTCGTTGTGCAATACTAAAGTATCTGGAGAATAAGTTGTACTGTTACTCCAAGGATCAGGAGCCGCAGATACTAAGTCAGACTCTAATACTATAGGCTCATCGTCTATAGTAAAGTACGCCTTGTACTCTGTAGTGCCTATTCTAATTGTACTATCAGACTTCCAATTACATCCGCCCTTTCCTGTAGAAGCACCTTGATAAAACCAAGAACAATATTTACCTACAACTGTCCTACTAGGTATCTGGACTCCTTCTAAATCGAAAGAAGACGCTAGCTCAAAAGTTACTGCTGTTTTAGTTTCTTCTGATACTCTATCTATTATAAATTTTTCAGTAGGAAATTCTACGGGTGGAGACGCATCTCCTATTTCGCCTACTAAGTACTTCTTTAGCGTTAATCTTCTGACTATAGTTTTTCCTACCAAATCATCGTTTGATAGGCCGCCTAAAGAAGAAGAAAATGTAGCTAAAACATTTGCTATAGTAATTGTAGGGCGAGGAGAAGGGCCTTCTCCATTCTTCTCCAAACCTTCTATTTCTATAGGAAGAGCCACGTAATCACGTACTGTGTAAGGATCTTCTTTGTCTCTGAAAGATACTGTTGATAAGTCTTCTTCTAATCCAGGATGAAAATACACAGAGACAGCTGAAGTAATCTTTAATTCAAAAAGTTCTACTAGCGCACTACCAGGATCTTGTAATTGTACTGCTTGTATTAATTCACTCATGCTTCATATACTCGTCTAAAAGTTGCGGAACAGGAATAGAAACTATCATAGTCATAAGAAATAGAGTAATTATCACACACGACTTTGATTGTAGTCTCGTCGCCAGCCCCATTAGTATCAGGAATAGTAAAAGGAAAAGCAGTGACTCCTTTTAAAGAGTCAAAATATCCTACTATATCATCTATTTCTTCTTTTGTTCTTGTCTTAAAACTAACGGAATAACTTTCCGCCAAAGAATTAATACCATTTGCTAGTCTTTGCTCGTAGCCGTCCCCGAAACTAGCTAGTAGTACTTTAGGCTGAGTTGACCGAGCCATAGATTTATCTGGTACTATGTCTCTGCTACCAAAAGTAGGGGTGGTTGTGAATCCTGTTGCCATTATGATACTCCATATGGGCTAAGTATGCCGCCCGAACGCTTTTGATTTTGGAGCTCTCTTTGCACTGCTTGAGCAATGGCTTTTCCAAGTTGTTTATTATCCTGGTCACTCATTCCCGACGTTGTAGCAGCTCCTGTAGAATCTATGTTTATTGTAATATTATTATTTTGTCCTTGAGAACCTTTCATATCTACTGGAATGGCTTTTCCATTTGGCATAGGTACAATAGCTTCATTATATTTTCCTTCCCCTACTAGACCTAATGTCGGTTTGGTCGCAATTCCTCCATTTGCATATGCACGGAAACCTCCTTTTACCATCCCGCCGTTTGCAAAGCCGAAGAAACCTCCTATTAGGCTTGAGATACCACTAGCACCCCCTCCCAGTATTGAACCTAAGCCACTAAATAGTTTTCCGAAAAGTCCTCCGAATCCCTGAAGAAGTGGATTGCTCTTTGAAAATATTGACTGAAAACCCTTTATAAGAGGATTGTCCATGCTAAATATATTCCCCATAAATTTCATAAGCCCAGAAAATATTCCTTGAATTGGCTGAGTTGGCTGAGCTTTGTCAAAAGTAGCAGAGTCTTTACCAAACATACTGCCCAATTTTTGAGCAGGTGTAGCAGGCGGTAGTGCCTTTATAGAAGGTACTCCACTAGGGGCGGGTCTTCCTAGACTCCCAAATACATTCTCAAAGAAATCTCCTTTTGACTCTTTCTTTTCAGGAGGGCCGACAAATTCAGATATTTTTTCAAGTACTCCCCCTTCTTTTGAGTCTCTGATTCGAGCAGCTCCTTCTGTAAAGGCTGCTCGAATTGCATTTGCTACAGTAGAGGCGCCCTCTTTCAGGGTTGAAGCTACTTTAAGGGAGCCTTGCTGTGCTGCACTTAATATAGGGTTACTTTGCTTGGTCGAGAAGAAACCTTGAATACCTTCTATTAAATTCCTAGCAAACATATCGCTTATAACTCTAGCAAAAGATTCTGCAACTCCTTGTATGGCTTTTAACATTGCATCCTTAAAGGAAGATACTTTATTTGTAATTAAATCTGAAAATACGTTAGAAAGACCAGAGTGTAAGTCTCTAACAATAGTATTAGTAATTACTGCCATATCAGACAAATTTTCTCTGGCAAAATCTAATTTGTCTAGTTCATCAATAATACCTTCTATAGCGGCCTGTTGTTGAGCATCTAAAAGTTGGAACTGTCCGCCCAAGTTTTGAGAAACTAAAGCTCTTTGAGATGCAGTAGCTGCTGCAAGCGCTCGCAGTGCTTCTCGTTGTCCTTCTTCCAAGTCCGTTGCTGATTCTGCCCTATTTTTAAGCTCTAGTTCTGATACTCGCAACTTAGCATCTAATAGCACGTGTTCCATAGCTATCATTTGACGTTTAATATCAAACTCATTATTTATTTGAGTTATTTTTGTGCCTACCATACTAAGTTCTAGTTGATATGTTGCTTCAGCTACTCTTTCTTCTTCTCTTAAAAATGCAAAAGGGTTGCTGCGTTGAATGTCCCTTTCTGCTCTTTGCATACGAAGCTTTGACACAGTTTGCTGAACATTTATTAACTCTTTTTGAGTATTTACTTGTTCATTTAAAACTCCCAGATACTCTTTAGCTTGAGACATAACTTCCGTATCTAAACGAATTTGTTGAAGTTGACGTGCTATAGGTACCATAGCTTCTTCAATTTTCTCTCTTTGTTCTGCTGTTAATAATACTTGTTCTTCCAGTTCTAGTTGTGCTACTGCAGTTTCATAAGCTCTTTTAGCTGCTCCTTCTAATTTATCGCGAGTCTCAACCCCAGCACCGCTTAGAATATCTAACTGCTCCTGTTCCAGTTTAGCGATAGACCTAGTACTATCCTTGACAGCGTCTTGAGCCTTTAAATGATCCTTTTCATACCCAAGTGCAGTTCTATACTGTCCCTCTCTTTCAGCCGCTAGCTTTATTCCAGCTATTTCAAACTCGTGCCTAGTCTGGTTTATCTTTGTAATAGTATCTGCTTGTTTTATATATGCTTTTATAGTAGCAGCTTCATCTGGGTCTATGCCAATAGATACTAAATTACCGTCTAATTTAGAGACAATATTTTTCCAATTTTCTAGAGGGGTTATTCCCTCCTCGAAAGTTTGACCTAAATTAGAAGCCTTTTGCTCCATAGCG